GTAACTGACAGGTCCCGGCCTGACGACATGCAGACAGTTACACCACAACTCGCATGTGAGGATTCTCATGGCACGCACTACCTTCTCCGGCCCGGTAAAGTCTGACAACGGCTTTGAGGGCGCTATCACTGGCAACGTCACTGGCAACGTCACTGGCAACGTCACTGGCACTCTGACTTCCACAACCACCACCTCCGCTGCTTTGGGCGCGATTGCTAACGCAGTCAACACCTCTGGCAAGGCGTTGGGCACCACGTTGTACAACACAACCACCAAGACTTTCTACGTTGCTCAAGGCGCTACTGCTGGCAGCACATGGATTGATTCGAGCGACGGTACGACGGTCATCACACCCGCGTAATTAGGAGCATCTCATGACGATGCAATATGACGTAAAAGCCAAACACGCAAATGCGTCAGGGACTATCTTTGCCCAACCTGCGCGTGTTAAAGGCTTTTCAATTTGCGCAACCGCTAGCACCCCCGGTACTCTGCTGTTGAAAGACGGTGGGTCGGGCGGTACGACCTTGATCGAAGTGGACATCCCGTCCAACTCAAACCCGAACTCGTTTTATACGTTGGTTCCGGGCGAGGGTGTGCGGTTTACCACGGACATCTACGCTTCGTTGACTGGCATCGCTTCTATCACGGTGTACTATGGCTGAGACCCGTTCAACCGACCTGCGTGGCCGCAGCCTCTTCATCGCCATTCCGGCGTATGACGGCAAGGTCAGCATTAAGCTGGCTTACACGATTGCCCAGTTGCTTCCCCGCGCTTTGAGCTACGGGGTGGCGGTAAAACTCGGGCATGTGTCTGGCTGCTCCATCATCACGATGGCACGCAACATGTTGGTTGACGAGTTCCTCAAAACCGACTGCACCGACCTTCTCTTCATTGACGCTGACGTGATTGCCGAGCCTGACCACATTTTGCGCCTCATGGCGCAGAGCGGGGACAAGGACATCACGGCTGGCGCGTACCCCCGCCGTCGCAAAGACAAGTTGTTTTTCATGGACCTCTACTATGACGAGCACGGGGAGCCCGAGTTTGATGGTGCGCTCATGCGCATCAACCGTGTTGGCACTGGCTTCATGCTGGTGCGTCGCAACGTGGTGGAGACTCTAGCGGCCAAGGCAGAGAAGTATGTGGGGCAGGACGGCGTTGGCCAAGTGGCTAACGTGTTTGAGTTTGCGCTCAAGGACGGCATGTTCGTGGGTGAGGACTACACGTTCTGCGACAAGGCTCGGGCCGAGGGCTTCAAGGTTTGGATTGACGTGGAGATCAGCCTGCCGCACGTCGGCACGGAAGAGTTCACGAGCGACTTTAAAACTGAGGTCGTGCTCCCCCTCCTTGAGGAATTGCGCAAAGCAAAACTGAAAGTTGCAAATGGCTAAGACACCCGCATGGCAACGCAAAGAAGGCAAAAACCCAAAGGGCGGCTTGAACGCCAAGGGGCGTGCCTCCTACAACAAAGCGAACCCCGGCAAACCGGGTCTGAAAGCTCCTCAGCCAGAGGGCGGCAAACGCCGCGACTCTTTCTGTGCCCGCATGGAAGGCATGAAGAAGAAGCTGACCTCTGCCAAGACAGCCAAGGACCCCAACAGCCGCATCAATAAATCCTTGAGAGCATGGAATTGCTGAAATGGAACTGATGATATGGAACGCCTTGCTGACTACATTTCTTGGGCTACTCGGATGGAGCTTGAAGGAAAAGTCGTCAGAACTGCAAAGAATCTCGATCCTGCTCAACAGGACGCGAGAGGAGATTGCCAAGGAGTACGTGACGAAACAGGAAGTCCACAACGACATCAATCGGGTGTTGGACAGGTTGGATCGCCTAGAGGGCAAGATTGACACCTTCATCAAGGAAACAAGAAGTGCCATCAACTAGCGCGAAACAACACAGATTCATGGCGGCGGTGGCCAACAACCCGTCGTTTGCCAAGAAAGCAGGCGTGCCAACTTCGGTTGGCAAAGAGTTCATCACTGCGGACAAAGGCCGCAAATTTAAAGAAGGAGGCCAGATCATGGCTACAAAATCTTCGGGTAACGGTATCACCAAAGCCAAAATGGGCGCTGTCAAAACTGCTGCTCCCAGCAAAGACGGTATGGCCACCAAGGGCAAAACCAAGGGCAAGCAGATTGTCATGAAGGCTAGCAAGCCTCTTGGCATGAAAAAGGGCGGCAAGGCCTGCTACTGATATGAGAGCAAGCCGTGGCATGGGAGACATTCTCCCATCCAAAATGCCCAAGGCGAAGACAAAAGCTCGCCGCGACGACACCGACTTCACGCAGTATGCGGAGGGCGGGAAGGTGAAGTCCAAGGTCAACGAGGCCGCAAACTACACCAAGCCGGGTATGCGCAAGTCTCTGTTTGAGTCCATCAAGTCCCGTGCTGTGCAGGGTACAAAAGCCGGTCAGTGGAGCGCTCGCAAGGCGCAGTTGCTGGCCAAACAGTACAAGGCCAAGGGTGGAGGGTACAAGGATTGAAATCGCCTCAAGCATCGCTCAAGGCTTGGACAGACCAGAAATGGCGCACCAAGTCTGGCAAACCGTCTTCCAAGACGGGGGAGCGGTATTTGCCTGAAGCGGCGATCAAGTCCTTGACCCCGGCAGAATATGCCGCAACCACCAAGGCAAAGCGGGCTGGCAAAAAGGCTGGCAAGCAGTTTGTGGCGCAACCCAAAGGGATTGCGCAGAAAACCGCGAGGTACAGATAATGGCTGAAAATGGATTTCGAAAGCGATCAAGAAGCCCGGTGCCTTGCGCTCCGCGCTTGGCGTGAAAGAAGGGCAAAAGATTCCCGCTGGCAAACTGGCCAAAGCCGCCAAGGCTCCCGGCAAGATGGGCCAACGCGCAAGACTTGCCCAGACTCTTGGAAAACTGAAGAAGTAAAACATGGCCACCACAACGTCCGGAGCAGCGAACTTTAACCTCGATCTCAACGAGATTGTGGAAGAAGCGTTTGAGCGTGCGGGGAGCGAACTCCGCACGGGTTATGACCTGCGCACTGCTCGCCGTTCGATGAATCTGCTGTTTGCCGATTGGGCAAACCGTGGCGTGAACATGTGG